TATTTCATTTATTTCTCTATTTAAAGAGTTTATTGTATCAATCAAATATTTAATAATATACCCTGCTAATAAAATTACAATTATTGCAAATAAATCCATTATATACTTATTAAAAAAACAACATTATTAATTACACAAACTTTAGACTTGCACTTCCATTCATAACAGATAATACATTTATTTCTTTAATAAATATACGAACATCATATTTTATATTTTCTGTTGTCCCAGTTATAGAAGTTATTTGATTACTAATACCATTATATAAAACATCATTACTATAATCATTCAATTCAATATGAAGTGCTGTTGTTATCTTTGAATTATTGTAAGAACCGGAAGTATTTATTTTTTCAGGAAATAATGCAAATGAATAACAATAAATACCTGTTCTAGGAATATTTGTATGATTATAATATGGTTGTATTTGATTATAGAAGTTAGAATCATAATCTACACGATCTGTTTGATTAAGCCATTTTATAGATGCTCTTTTAAGAATACCCATACTTTCATTATATACATGAGAAGCTGTATAATTAGTATAATTATTAAAATTATCAATTATATCACTTCTTTTAATAGTCCATATTATTTCTTTAATATGATTATTAGCATTTGATATATTATACTTATTTTCAGTTCCATCACCTGTAGCAATTTTAACAGTATCTATTACATAATCTATAGTATTAGTTTCCATTAATATCCTACTTCTTTCTATTGTATCCAAAAATACATATGTTAAATGTAATTTATTATTTACATCAAATGGATTTGATATAGGTGTGTTTTTTATGAAATTATAAATACTTATATTAGATGAATGAATTTTATTATATAATTTACTACTAACAAAAACATTCAAAATATTACACCATACTTTATATAAACCCTCAATTGATTTTTTGTTTGTTTCTACAACTAATCTAATTTCGTTATTAGCAAGTTTTAATAAAGGTAATGCTAATGAAGGATTTCTTGTAAACCAAAAATGCAGAGGTACTTGTATTTCTCTACCTTTAATACTTGGTATTGTATCTTGTAAATTTCTAACAGGATATGTTACATTATATAATTTATTATTAATAACAGTATATTTTGCTTGAAAACTATATGGATTTATCATTTCATCTATATTTCCAATTAATTTATTATACATTATACCATCACTACTTGTTAATTCATTCCATATATTCATCCATTCTCCATAAATAGATTCTATTTTATTCCCTGCTATTTCAATATCAGCTCTATAAATATAATTAAATCCAAGATTATCAACCCATCTAAATTTCAATTCATTACTTGAATATATATCAGGTATTCTAAAACTAATAAAAAGATTACTTAACAAATCACCATGTCTTTTAATATCATATGTCATTATTGCCGTTGTCATTAACCCATTATTACCATTATTATTTGGTGCTATTTCAAGATTTTCCATGGAAAAATTAGTATGTTTTTTATAAACATATTTATAGTAATTAATACATGAATTTGTTAATATATATTCGTCCATTGGATGTCCTGTAATGACTAATTGCATTAATCCTCCACCCATTTTATTATATTAATACTATTATAATATTTTATCATTATCTTATATATATATGTTTAATTTTTAGTCTCTTTTTCTATAAATGAACTTATAGAATCATAAGTTCTATCACCATTATATGACTTTACAATTTCATCATCTTTTACAAGAATAAAAGAAGGATATCCTGTTATATTAAACTTTTCAACTCTATCCATTTTATCTTTTCTATTATATTTTTCCAATGTAATATTATCCCATTTTTTTGATTTGAGACTTTCCCAGACTTTTGATTCATTGAACTCGGTACAATGACCACAACCGTCCATATAGTAATATTCTAATGTATATACATTATTACTGTAAAAAGTTTCATATACATTATTGTAATTTATAAACATTAATATTATTACCGTTAATAACACAATTATACCAATAAATACACCCTTTGTATTCAATACTTTCATAATATCTCCCATTCCATTCTTTTTAAACATTTTATCCTCTATAAAACAATATCAGAAAATAAAATAATCATCGCTATAATTAACAATATCTTTATATTCTTTTATTATATTATACTTATCACAGTTTGGAGTAAATGTCACAAAATTATAGAACATCTTTTTATATTTAATGTTAATTTCTTTAATAAAATTAATGAAAAAGTCTTCTTTTATTAAAAAAACTCTTTTATCTAAAGAATCATAATCAATATCTTCAAAATTATATATTTTATATACACTATAGTTTTTTTTATCTAATAATTCCTCATAAAAGTCTATATTATCTTTACATACAATTATAGTACGGTAAATAGAATGAACGCCATATATTTTTTCTAGATTAATTATAAAGTTATCTGTATCTATACAGCAATCATTCATAATATTCATCAATATTATATACTATATATTTTTGCTTTATGTAATATATATATAAGATTATTTATATAATATATTATATAATGACTGATACAATTGTAAAAATAAAATTATCAAACTTTCAAAATAAATATAATGGAAAAGACGAAATACCTTTGGATATTATGGATAAAGCTGATGTATTGAAAAAAAAATATAGTTGTTTCAATTCATTTTATGATCCTAAAATGATTTTGGCAAAAAAAGTTTATAATAAAAAGGATAAAGAAAAAGATAATGATGTCAAGAATAAAGGTAGATTCCATATAATAATACCTGACTTTACGAATAACTCTATGATAAAAAGAAATTTAATTGGATATCTTAATAAATTAACACTCAAAAATAAAGATACAATTTATGAAAAAATAAAAGTTATAATACATGTAAATAATAACGAAGAGTTTTTTAATTTAGTATGGGGATATATTAAATTAAATGATGATAAAATATATTTAGATATATTATATTTTTTTGAAAAAGTATTCTTATCAGAAATGATAGAAATAAAGTGGAAAACTTATAATGACGAAGAAGAATGGAAACCTCCACAATATATATATGATAATAATTTATTACTTCTTAACGATGAATATGAATTATATTGTAATTATATAAAATGGAAAAAGTGTATCAATAATATAAATAAAATATGGACTATTATAAAAAAAAATGAAATACCAGATTTATTAAATAAAATATATGAATATACGTTTGAAATTATAATTGATGGAACGGTACATAAATATATAATAGACATATTTATGGACCAATTATACAAAATATTACAAATTGTAAGATCTGATGAAATTATTAATAAAATAAAAAATTTAGATACAACTAAATATAATACTTCTACAAAATTTATTATTTATAATATTATTGATTTATAATAATAATTTCTATATAATAGTATAGAGTAAGAATAAGTAATTATGAAAGTAGTAGAAAACAATCTGTCATTTTACAGTAGTGTCATTATTCAAATGATTTTTGCAATATTATTAATTATAATATACGCATATTTGTATAAACTTGAAAATATCGGATGTGAATGTTCCGAACACCCAAATAAAGACTTCATCAAAAACTTTACTTTAATCGCATTAGCATATTTCTTAGTAACATCTTTTGCATCTCTAAGTACTATTGCTAAAAGTATGGGACCCATTGTCGTACAACTATTAGCTATTGGGACATTTGTGTTTTTCCTAATATTTGTTGTATATATATATTATGCTTTTGATTATGTTAGATATTTAACTAATGAAAAATGCAAATGCTCGGAAGACATGAGCAGGGATGTAATAGCTATAGGAACTATGATTTCATTATTCTTATTTATTACATTATTATTTACTGTCATAATTATACCTATTTTAATTAGTACTTTATCAGCATTAATTGGAAAACTTGAAATGTTTGAAGAAGAAATTGAAAATACTATACGTGACCCTTTACAAACAATAAAAAAGACTCCAGGACGTATTTCTAAGTCTGTATCAGATATTGGTAATTTTGTATCAAAATCAGCAAATAAAATGAGTAATGTCCGTGCTAAAAGAAAAAACTAAATATATTATATAGAAAAAATTATCTATAAATCTTTTTTATATTATTACACTCTATCATATTATTAAATATGTAAATGTGTATATAATTAGAATAATAATCGTATCTACAAAAAAACAAAGTGAACGGTGAAAAATTGATTAAAAATGTAATTAATATTTCAAATGGATACTTCAAAAAACAAAGAAATTATATTTAATAAAACTAATGTTAAAAATATTAATTATATAGATTTATGTTGTGGAATTGGAGGATTTAGAGTAGCATTAGAAAGTTTTCAAAAAAAAAATACAAATTATAATTTTAATTGTGTATTATCTTCGGATATTAAAGGTGATGCTATAAAAACATACAACTTAAACTTTAATGAAAATAATAATAAAACTGATATTTTTAATATTAATGAAATAGAAAGTTTTCAATTATTATGTTCTGGTTTTCCATGTCAACCTTTCAGTTCTGCCGGAAATAAACAAGGTTTTGATGATAATAGAGGATTAATAATATTTAAAATTATAGATATATGTAAAAAATATAGACCAGAGTTTGTAATACTTGAAAATGTTTCTAATTTAATCATTTTAGAAAATGGAAAATCACTTAAAAAAATATGTGATGAGTTTACTAATATTGGATATTTCGTAAGTTATAAGAAACTAAATGCATCAAACTTTGGTATTCCACAAAACCGTGAAAGAGTGTTTATAGTATGTTCTTTGGAAAAATGTATAGATTTAGATAAAATAAAATATGTTAATCCTGAAAATAAATTAGATACAATTATAGATTATAAAGCAAAATATACAGATATTGAAAATAAATTTGCTAATAAAATATTGAATTTACATTCACAAACGCCTTTATTCGGTTATAAAATGCAAGACAAGAGAGGAGGAAAAAAAAATATTCATTCATGGGATATAGGTATTAATGGTTATTTATCAATTCTTGAAAGAAGTCTAATGAATATAATTATGACTGAAAGAAGAAAGAAACATTGGGCTGAAAAAAAAAATATTGTATGGACGGATGGAATGCCTCTTACATTAGATGAAATATCTACATTTTATGAAAACGATAATTTAAAAGAAATGTTAGATAATTTAGTTCAAAAAAATTATCTAAGGTTAGAAAAACCTAAAAAAATAGTTAATGCAAAAAGAGTATATGATGATAATGGCGAGTTTGGTTATAATATTTGTAAAGGTAAATTAAGTTTTCCAATTACAAATATCTTAGATCCAAAAGCAACATCACCTACATTAACAGCAACAGATAGTAATAAATTAGCAGTAATTATAGATGATAAATTTATAAGAAAATTAAATGATAATGAATTAAAATTATTATGTGGATTTCCATTGTCTTATAATATACCGAATGATGTAAATAAATATGACTTATTTGGTAATATGGTAATACCTGATGTTGTTGAAGGTGTATTAAATTGTATATTTAAGCTTTAAATAATACGTTTATATGAAATAGGAAAAAATATTTTTATTATAGATTTAATGTTCTTGTATTATTTTTACGACGACCACCAGCAGATGATTTTAATATTTTTATATCCGCCGTATCCTCTATAATTGATGTTATTTCTTCATCACTAACTGATAAAGTCTCTATATTATTATCATTGTAATCAACTGATATTTTACTATGCATATTTCTAATAATATTATCAACATCTTCTGTAGATTTTTTATTCATATCTGTTACATTGGGTCTTTGCATTTGATTAGACATAATATTCGAAGGCATAGAATCTCCATTTAAAGAACCAAATAAATTACTCACCATATTAAATAATCCCATACTGTCGGTAGGACTACTATTTTGTTTCATAGGAGGTTCTATATTATTACCACCCATCATATATTGTTTTGCTGCAGCATTTTGAAATTGTTTCATTAGTTCAGGGTCTGATTTAAGTACATTCTCAACATCAGGCATTGGTTGTTCCTTAAACATTCTACTTGTTAAATGAAACATAAATGCACTTCCAGATAAAGATATGAACAAGCGAAGTTCAGGCGCCATCTTTTTACCTGTTGATTTATATTTACAATGTAATTCTTCAAATATATCATCATAATCATTAATATTTTCGTTAACTTGTTCCGACCATCCATCTAATTTAATTGTAAAAGGATCATATCTACTATTCATATATTCCGTACCTGAAATGAAAGCCATTAACATTTTTTGTTGAAAGCGGACACTTCCATCTAATTCTTTCTCTCGAATTATACGATTATATTCTGACTTCATTTCATCCAAATCAGAGTTCATATTAAATTTAAATGGTAATTTGAAACCTTTTGATTCTAATCTTTCTAATTGATATATTATCTCGCGTTTTTCATTTATTTCATTCATAATTATTTCTTTTTGGCTCAATACACGTTTTTTCACAATTTTGCTACTATCTCGTCCATCATATGAATCTTCACTATTATCATTGGTACTGTTTTTATCGTCACTTTCATTACTATCACCACTCCCATCACTTTTAGAACTACTATTGCTACTTTTACTACTCTTGCTACTCTTGCTACTTTTACTATGTCTACTGCTTGTTTCGCTACTATCATCGTCATTTCTATCATATGATTTTCTTGAATTATTTTTATCTTTGCCTTTGTAAATATTTTTCATATTTTTCATATATTTTTCTTTATCTCCTGATACAGAACTTGTTCTCGATGAAGATCTCGAAGACATAGATATAACATCAGAACTTATTTTACTTTTATTAAATAACATATCGTCATTTATATAATTTTGTTGAGAAACTCTATTTTGTTTATTTGGAATATTAAAGTTAAATGAATCATTTTTAAAACTATCTTTATTCAATTCTATTAAATCATCATTTCTATTATTAAGGTTTGATAGACTAGTCATATTATATATTTAATTGACGTTTAAATGTTTATATATTGTAATAATATTAATATATCTATAAATACGCATTTTAATAAACTATATATTGTATAATACATTATATTTTTCAAGTGTTCCATTATCTTTTATAATATTTGTTCTAATATAAGCAACTGCTTGAAGACACGAATCACTTAAATCATCTTTCTTCTTATTATCAGAAAAAATCTTAGATAATACAACATTATCTTTAATATAATTATTACATATATCAATACTTAGAAGTTTATTAATTTTATATTTATCTTTTCTAAAACCCTTCGCATTTTTTGGACTATCAAATGTAGTTTGTATATCAGATTTATATTCATGTGTTTTTGTTTTTAAAGACGCATTTACAAGTATTACATTTTTAATATCTTTATCCCAATACTTAACTAAGCTAAAATAGCAATAAATAATATGTTGTATAGTTTTCATAATACCATTTAAATTTGAAGGTTGATTTTCAATTAAAACATAATCTATAGTATTAAAACCTTTACTTTTCAAATCTCCTATAATATTATCCATTTCAATATATATACGCTCAGATATATCATCAATACCTTTAATTTCTTTTTTACTTTCAGCTAAAGCAATAATACGCCAGTCAATAATAGTTATAACATCTGTTTTTTGTAATATACACAATGCTAAATTCTTAACACCTATATCAAAACTCACGTAAATCATTATTATTAATATTATATTATAATATCTTTATACTTTTTTGAATTGATAAAACATTTTTTTTATTATAATCAATAATATTATTATTTTTTATATGTAATATTAAATCTTTCCAAAATGTGTCATTCTTAAAACTCGTATTATATCTATTAATTTTTCTATATTTTTTATATAACCATTTATGTACCCTATCTTGAAATTCACTTTTTTTACTACGAATATTATGTATTTTTTTAGAAGATATCAATATTGTCACGAAAGCTTTTAAATCGCTATTTTCGAGATATTCGTCGGGGATACTATCCCATAAATTATTAAACTTTATATAATTATATGTAGGACATATCAATAGACTTTCTTTATAATCTATAAATGTATTATTATTATCTATAATAAGAATCTTCTTATCAATATTATACGTTTTATGAACTTTCATAGCTTTTAAAAGTAATGGTTTAATTTTAATAACCGACTTTTTCATATTACCATTTGAATCTAATATACAGTTATCTCTTGTAAATAATGGTCTATTAAACTTAAAGTTATTTTGTTTTTCTATAATATTAATTTCTTTATGTGCCCATGACTTTTCAGAAGCAGTATAAATAAAGAAAAAACAGTTTGGATATAGTTTTTTCATAGCTACGATAAAGTTTGAAAAAAATGGTCTTATTAAACGTGATTCTAAATTATAACTCTCGTTTAAATGTTTTTCACACATTGTTTTATTTTTAAAGTTTGTTTGTGAGTTTTTTTTTATTATTTCTTGAATATTATATATATCACATTGATAACTACAATCTCCTATAATTGTTCCGTCCAAATCTAATAAAAAAATATATGGATCTTTATTATTACTCATTATAAATCTATATTATAACTATATTATATTTACATTTTAATAGAATATAAAATTATGAATATATCATTATTTGAAAATAGTTTATCTAATAAAAGCTTTTCAAAAAATACAATTAATAAATATAATTTTTTAAATCGTATTAAATATTATAAATATATAATTAGTAAATTGAAAAATATTAATGTTTTAAATTGTTTAGAAAATAAAACATTTAAAACATTAAATGGAAAAACATACCATGGTTATACTTTAAACAATATAGTTAATTTGGAAAAACAAATGGGTTCTAAGAGTAACTACGGAGTAATATATTTAACTTCAGTACAAAATGCTATAAGGAGATTTCCAATAGCTTCAAAACTTATGATAAAAAACTCTGAAAATACTATTGAGATAGATATTAATACTATTATAACAGATAAAATATTATTAAATAAATTATCTAAACATTTTGTCTATACATATAAAACTATTCTATGCAATAATTTTGATGTTAATGTGCCTGATATTATAAAAAATACTAAATATTATATATCATTAAACGAACTTGCTAATGGGGATTTAAAAGAATTATGTAATAAAAAAGAGTTCTTAAGTAATGATGAATTAGTTTATAATGTATTTATACAGGTGATATTATCAATATGTACTTTTCATAATATAGGATATTCTCATGGAGATTGTCATTGGGGTAATTTTTTATATCATCGTAACGAAGATATTGGTTATTATCATTATAAAATAAATAATATAGATTATTATTTGAAAAGTTGTAAATATAATATAATGATATTTGATTTTGGTTTTGCAAAAAAGATAAAAAAATTAAATATTACAAAAAAAATATTAAAAGATTATCTTCGTATTATTAATGCTTTTTACAATAATAAATATGAAAACTCTTGGATTAAGATTGATAATTTACCTTCAAATAAATTAAGTAATTATTCCATATCATTATTTAAAACTATTGTTGATGTTTTAAGTAATGATATTAAAGTGTTAAATTATATAGACTTCATAAATAATATAGTATTACCTTCACTTATTACAATACCTAATAATATATTTTCAAAAATAAAACCTACAAATAACATTATAAATAAAAAACCATTTATAATAAGTCAAGAACTAAATATGTAATACCATTATAAGTCTATTTTTTCTAATCTTTTCTTATATTCCGATACATATAATTCTCTTCTTTTATCTATATACTTAGACATACTTTCATATCCTGCAAATATCATATTTTCAATTTGATAATTTGTTAAAATCATTTTAACACCTGTTCTATTTAATGTAAAGTTTATAGTTTTTTGCTTTGGTATGTTATCAGGAATGTAATAATATTCTAAATCAACATTATTTAATTCTTTTAATAATACTTGACTTACTCTTAATTTATCAAATATGTTGTAAAGTTGTTTTAATATATAAAAAATATTAATACTTTCATTTATTTTTATTTCTTCTTTAGGTTTCTCACCTGTATATAAAATCATACCTAAAATGTTTTCTTTAGGAACATTACTAAATATTTTAATTGGAAAGTTATTAGTTAATGCCCCATCATAATAATATTCACCTTCTATTTTTATTGGTTTAAATAATAATGGTACTGACATAGATGCTTCACATGCTCTATATACTGATATATCAGGTGTATCATCAATAGAAAAAATAGAGTTTTCACACCTATTAATATTTGTTGTTGAAATATATAAGTTTATACCAAACCTTTTTGATAATTCTTTGAATGTTATGTCATCACCCATTTCTGGATATTTTTTATTTATTAATTTTGTTAAATGACCCATGAAAAGTTCTATTGAAAAAAATCCATATTCTGTAAAAAATCTAATATAATTTTTTATTGGAATAAAACATAAATTACTATCATCTTTCATATCATATAATATTTGCTCCATTTCTTCGATTGTTAATTTAAATGCTATCATTAATCCAATAATTGTACCAATAGAATTAGCAGAAATATGTGTTATATTTTTATGTAAATTTTCTAAATATAAATGTCTAAGTGCACCGATAAACATAACACCTCTCATACCACCACCAGATAATACCAAATGTGTTATTTTAATATCACACATGTTATAATCATATAAATATATAAATTATCGTTTTTTTTGTTTATATATTTGAATTATATTCAAGAATATCAACTCCATAATATAATAAGGCTTCTTTAGCAGAATTATTCTCAGCTTCTTTTTTATTAGAACCTTTTGAAGTAGAAATTATAGTTCCATTTCTATCTTTTACACAATATGTAAAAACACGTGCATTATCTTTAGATGTTACATTTATTTCTTTAAATTGTGGAGTGTCTTGTAGATAATTTTGCATATGTGATACAAGCATATCTTTATAATTATTCTTAATTCTAATTAATTCGCAAAAGTCAATATAATTTTCTATAATATGAATTAACCATGTTTCTACAATAAAATAACCTGCACCTGATTTAGAAACTAAATTTACATTATTTACATTTTCTGATTCAAAGTCTAAGAATAATGCTCCAATAAATGCCTCAAAAATATCTTCCATTATTTTATAATTTTTTCTACCTCCTGATTCTTCGACTTGTTTTGAAATAATAGCAAATTTAGGAAGACCTATTTTATCAGATAAATATCCTAACATCTTACCATTTACAATTTTTGTTCTGATTTTTGATAAAAATCCTTCGTTTTGATCCGGAAATCTACAATAAAGATAATTAGCAACAATCATTCCTAATATTGAATCTCCTAAATATTCTAACCTTTCATATGACATATCCTGAAGAGGTAAACATCCGTTAGGACAATTTATATTACTTTTATCAAAGTTAGTATTTTTCATAGTACAATAGGACTTATGTACGAATGCTACACGGTATAAATTGATATTATTAAACTTAATATTTGATAAACCTGTTTCATTAAATAATTGTGTTAAATCATTTTCTTCTAATAATAAATTCTTATTATTATATGGTTGATTTTCAATATCAATATCTTTTGTCTTATTATGAATATTCTCTATCCTTTTCATTTTAACTTAATAAAAAACTATTAAATATAATATCATTTTTTCTCTTTATACGTAAAGAATAATATTTTTATATATAAATATTATTAGTATATTTCTTTTAAATAGAATAGCTTAATATAAATGAGTTCATTTGAAGGTGCCGCACCTACAATACAACTAGATTCTGTTGGTATAGGCTTTCAGTTAGATACTGATGGAAATGCTGTTAATGTTGGTGGTTTAGATTTAAATGTTAATGAATATCTTGTCGTTGGTGAGAAAACATATTTTCAAAATGAACCCAATTCTCATAATACAAAATGGAACTTCTTAGTTAATAGCGGAGGTGTTGCTATTAATACTTCTCGTAATCTTAGTTCAAACTTTTTAACAACCGATACATCGTTGTATGTAGATAATAATATTCATTGTGCTGGTATTATAAAAGCGTCTGGATTAGAATTAAATAATATAAAAATAGACGGTGACCCACTTACAAGCAGTTTAATAAGAGACTTTATTGCGAGTGCTAATAATATATCAGTAAATCAACCTTTTCAGACAGGTTTAACATGTAATATATTTAATGTTAATAATGAAGAATATGATGTAAAAAATATATTTACACCTAACTTTGTTACATTTGGTGGTTATGTTGATACATACAAAAATACACATCCTTTAAATATTGTATCTTCGGCTAATAATAATTTTAATAGTATGCATTTGTCTATAAGAAATGACGTAAATAACGAAGAAGAACCGAGTAAATTATGTATAGGTATTATTGGTGGAAGCAATATTTCACCTGCAGTAATATCAACTACTAAAGGAATGCCTTTAGAGTTTCATGTTAGTCAATCTTCTAATATTATAAATAATTTATATGGAACATCGTCATTACCAAAATATGAAGATATATCACATTTACCTGCTATGACTATTGATGCTAATAATAATGTAGGAATAGGAACAAATAAAACTGCTGTTCGTATTTTTAATAGAAAAATATTCAATAATGGTATTATTACACAACAAGATATTCTAAATGAACCTACACGATTAGAAGTTAACGGTATATCAACATTGAAAGAAATAATATTATATGATTATTACACAAAAACATATAAAAATATTGACGATATTTATATTCGTTCTTCAGGCTTTAGTGTAATAAATGCAACACAAATAAAAGGTGGGAACTTTTTAGATTTAAATTATAAATTTGCTAATAATTTAGAGGTTAATGATTTATTAAAAACTAATAATGTTAACATAGTAAATAATGCTAATATAGGAAATATATTAGAGTCAAAAGCTTTAATTATTAAAGAGGCTTCTATATTTCAAGGAGATGTTGAATTTGGTAATAATGTTAATTTTACAAATACAGAAAAGATTTCTATTAATAATCTTGAAATAAATAATGATATTTTTATTAGTGGTAAAAGAGTAATACCTATTGATATTAATGATCCCTATACAGGATATGGTACACGTACGGTTTCTGAAAATGGTAGTAATTTCTTTTTTACATACGTCCATAGTAATATAGCAAACTTGGATGCAAATTGTAATATTAGTTTTCCAAAAAAAATGGGGGTTGGTATGACATCAGGAGATGGATTTAATGGTATTCTAAATATTATTAAAGATGATAATAGTACAAGTAATAATTTCGATATATTCTTAAAAAATAAGATTCATACAAATGAGTATATAACAAATATTGGAAGATTATCTCGTCTAGATTATTCAGATAATAGTTTTATCATAAATACAAATAAAGTTAATGGTAAAAAAAATAATATATATTTTTACCCTTCATCTGATATATCAGAACTTACATCAAATTATTATTTTCCTAATATTAAAAACACACCACCTACTTTATCAATAAATAAAGGCAAGATTGGAGTTAACATGTTAAATCCTCGTAATGGTTATGCATTAGATGTTTTGGGAAATATTGCGGCAACTGATTATTATCTATCTATTAATAATGAATCTCATCGTTTAAAAAACTTTATATATAATGAAAAAAATTATTTCAATATATTTGATTCTATAACAGACAAGTTTTGTATTAATTATAACAATATTACATCATATGCTACAGGAATGAAGGGTTTTAATGTTAAAAAAGGAATGAATGCTGATTTATATTATCAAAATGATAAAATAATAGAAACTTTACAAATTGCTAATAACACAAAATCTTTTTATACAAATAAAAAAATAGCTATTGGATGGAATGGAGAAAATGTTGTAGCACCATTACAAATTAGAAATATGACAACAGAAGATAATAATTATTCTGTTATTCGTATATACAGAGGTCTTCGTGGTGGTGGTGCTAATAATAATGCTGATTATAGTGGTATAGATATATGTGAATATGATAGACACTTAGATCAAGAAAGAAATAATGAAAAATGGTTTATATATAAAAATCATAAATATAATGATCTTGATTCTCGTAATATAAGTAGAGTAGGTCCTTTACAAATAGGTTATACAGATAAAACATTCAAACCACAATCATATGGTATGTCATTTTATTATAATACTCAAAACTCTAATTATCATATAGATGTTAATAATCCAAATGTTTCTTATGATTACAATTCAGGTTCTGCGATGTCTATATATGGAGATTTAGAAGTTCACGGTAATATTAATATTATAGATGATTATGGAAAAAATTATAAGTTTAGATTGGCTGATCTTTCTACTTTAAGCGAAGTTATAACATATGTAAATACAATTCAAAGTTCTCAAGCTTCTTATGATGAAGATAACATAGTATGTTTAAACTTTAGTTTATTAACTCCTAATACAAGTCTTGTAATTGATCCCTTAGATAAATTGTCAATTCCATTAATTATAAAACAAGAGAATTCTAACTTTTCAGTTGCTAAGTTTATTACTTTTTCAGACAAAAATATTATATCTACTTCTTCTATTGAATTAGGTATATATAATAGTAATTTATCAATATTCGACGATAATATTGATAAAACGGATAATATGAAAAATATGGTTGAATTAAAGGTTTCGAGTTTTGACAATGACACAAGTTTTAAAATGAGTTTTTATAATAATAATACTAAAAATTATAATAGTTTTATCAATTTTAAAAATAATATTAACGATATCGGAGAGGTTACTAATATATACACACATTTAGGAACAGGTAATAATACAAATAATAGTAATATTACTTTACATATAGATGCTAATAATAAATATGGTTTGCAAATAACAAATAACCAAAAACCTTGTGCTATTAATTTTTTACAAAATGGAGGTGATAAAAATATATATCATACAATATCAGGTGGTGATTTTAATAATAGTCATAAATTATCTATAAGTATAGCAAATGATAGTTCATATAACGAACCTATATCTGAAAGTAATGTTTTTATTATTGACGGTTTTCACGAAAATGGTAATATTAGAAATGGTGCAAAATTTGGATTTAATGAAGATAATCCGATTGAATCTTTTGTTATAAAAAGTGAATATGATACACCTTCAGTATCAATTACAAGTAGATATACATCAGAACATATATATGATAGTATTATCAATATTAATAAAAGTAATATAAATATAAATAAATTATCTTCAAATTGGGATGATGCAAATAATAAATATAAATCAGTTTATAAATATGAAACGAATATATTAGATGATATAGATAGTAATTCAAATATTATCAGTAATGAAAATAAAAATAATCCTGAGTTTATTTTTAAAACAAGTGTATTAACTACAAAAACATTAAATTATAATACAGTACATTCTAATATAAATATTAATTATAATTCTAGTAATCTATCTATCATAAATAATAATTATAATATTACAAATTTTAACTCTACACAAAATAATGGTATTTTTAATATTTCTCAAAACTTTTATCCTTCAAGTTGTAACATATACATAAATCCAAACTTATCATATACGAATAATTTAATTATCACAGATGATTTATCTGTTGAAATATTTAATTTCGAAACAAACATCGATTATCAACTAAATACTATAGATAGTATTTCAAGTAATTATAATTTTATAAATAATTACTCAAATATTTATTTGTTACCAAAAAATATTAATTGTAATATTACAATTAATCATGAAACTAATGCTATTAATACCAATGATAGTAATATTATTACTATTAATAATATTATATATACAGACTTATATACAGATAATTTTGCTTTCGATAATACAGAAATTAATATACCTCAAGTAGTAAATATATATAATAAAACTCAAAGTCTTGAAAATAATGGTATTTATAGTAATATTTATTTAAATACTAATACTTGTAATGTTACAAGATACAATTCTAATTTAAACATCGATGGTAAATTCATTACATACAGATCAAATAAAATTGATTTTGAAACATCTAATATATTACCTGATAGTTTTATTAATGAAGAATATAATAATATATTAGATTTATCATATGATATTTCAGTTATTAATAATAAATCTAACATTAATATAAAAACTTCTAACTTCACAATTAATCCAATTATTAACACTATTCCTCGTAATATGTTTTTTTCAAATATTAATCCTAATATGAAATTTATAGACGAATTCTATATCTATGATAATAAGTTTAGCAATATTATAATATTAGACGAATTTTATAATATTTTAAGCAATTCTCAACAAAATGACTTTATAATTAAAATTAAAAACTTTAATTATAAAAACTTTAAACCACATATTACACTAATAAATGATATAACAAACTTAGATAATTTTTCAGGACACGAAATATATAGCTACGATGGTATTTTTGAATTAAAATATATAAATTCAATAACAAGTGAAAATTATATTCCTTTCATAATTGATAAATTAGGAAATGCAACAATAAAAGGTGGTTTTGATATGGGTGGAGATTTAATAATCGACGGAAATATTTTTGATACATATGGTAATAATTTATTTGATATATTAAATAAAAATTATTATTATGAGTATGAAGTTAATTCAAGTAATATAAACTTTAACTCTTTAGGTGAAAATGGTTTAAATATTAATTCTTATTCAAGTTCTAATCATGAAAATTACAAGTTTATATATGTAAAAGACTATTTCGATAATAATGTAGTAAAAGATGTTATGAAATTACATAAAAATAATATTAATTCATTGTATAAAATAGATTTATATGGTGATATTGATACTTCAAATGGTATATTACGTGTTGAAGGGAGGGATATTATAAAAGATACTTGTAATTACATTCTTTCTACTTCAAATATTCTATTTAATAAAAGTAGTAATTATGACTTTGATACTTCTAATTACATAGCAAGAACATCTAATGTTATTTCAACAACATTAAATAGTAATATAAAAGATACTTGTAATTACATTCTTTCAACATCAAATATTCTATTTAATAAAAGTAGTAATTATGACTTTAATACTTCTAATTACATTGCAAGAACATCTAATGTAATATCAACTACATTAAATAGTAATATAAAAGATAGTTGCAATTACATTGTTTCAACATCAAATATTCTATTTAATAAAAGTAGTAATTATGACTTTAATACTTCAAATTATATTGTAAGAACATCTAATGTATTAACAAATAATTTGAAAAGTACAAACTTAGAAACTTCAAATATTATTTCTACAAGAATTACCAATTTAAATACTGATATGATAATTGAAGATATTGATTCTCGTAAGAAATTTATAATAGATAATAATTATAAAGATAATTTAAATATTGTAGGTAATTTACATATAACTCAAAATTTAACAGTACAAGGAGAGACAACTACATTTAATACTGATATTTATACTACAGAACAATTGGAAGTTATTAATAACGGTATAGGAACAGCTTTTGCGTTAACACAAACAGGAGTAATATATGATATTTTCAATGCTTCGAATAGTATAGGAGAAGTTTTTACAATACTTAATAATGGAAATGTTGGAATTGGTACATATAATCCATCTGGAATTCTTTCATTATACGGAAACAATGCTACAATGAAAATACAGGATGGACGAGAATCAATAGAAACAACAACATCAATAGAACTTATAAATGGTGAAAATAGTTTCATAGATGGTAATGATATTATATGTGGTTGGCGAATGACAAATAGTAATAATCAATATATGTTACAAAGTGGTAGTAATAATTTAATTACAAATAGATTTTCAATTGATGGATTAAGTGGAAATGTAGGTATTGGTACACACCCTCATATATATGATAATACTCTTGATATAGATGAATTTAAGTTGAATATACAAGGTAGTGTAAATATTGTAGGAGATATATATAAAGACGGACAATTATTTTCAGGTGGTGGTGGAGGTGATGGAGGTGGTGGAGGTAGTGTAGGTGTAATATCTCAAAATATGTCAGTTCAAACACTGTCAAATACTTATAATAAAACTGTAAAAATGAGTGATAATGATATTATGCAAACAACAACTGATGGATGGAGATTTATAGATA